TCTCGATCTGGTTGATCAGCGCGGTCACATCGGTGATGATCTGGCCGCCCTCATACTCGCCGGAGTCCGTATTAACCACATTGCCCACGCCGCAGTAAATGCAGATATTGTGGGTGCCGTCATTGACGTAAACGCTGAAGATGAAGCGGCCATGCGCCAGATAGCAGTCCTGACTCAGCGTGATCGAGGCGATGCCATCCGCTGTCGTGCCGGTGAGTGGAACTGTCACGTTGTCGGCTCGGAGAAACTTGCCCGCGATCGTGCCGGAGATTGCCACCGCGCCCGATGCGTTTTTGCCGCTGATTTCAAACGTGTGCGCGGCATTCTCGCCGGTGAACGCGCAGCCGGAGAGATCGTCAACCGTCAGTTGCTGGCCTTGCAGCCAGACCTTCTTAAGCAAAGTGTTTTCCATTATTCCGCCTCCTCGCATTGAATGTTGATTTTCTCAATTCCTGCCGCCTGTTCAAGGCGGGAGATTGCCTCGTTGTGGCGCTCGTCCTCGTCTTTCAGACTTTTCTGGAGTTCGTTAAGGGCATGTGCAATGTCCCAGATCAGCCCGGCGCGGAGCACGCCTTTGGAATCGGCCATAACGTCCAGTTTCTTCTGCATATCCTCAATCATGGTGTACTTGGTTTTCATGCTTCTTCCCCTTTAATCAAACTTGAATTTATAGTACTTTTCACCAGATACGCCGTTAATCGTAACCTTGAATCTGAACCAGTTGTGATTCCTCTGTGCCGCCAGAATCGTATCACGCATCAGGTTCGCGGTAACGCCAACAGATGGCTCTGTGGGTGAGTTGTTGTACGATCCAATCACGATATCCTGTGATGGGTCAATTGACCCACCGCCGCTGCCGGATACGGTAAAGCTGGAAAACCCGATGTTATCGCCGCTTGGGTAATAAGTGCCGTCACTCGATGCGCTCCCGGTTTCCAGTTTGCTTGATGCGTTCACGGTAACGCGTTGCCCGGTGCTGGTGAATGATTGCTCGTTTTGCGGTGTCGTGGAGTGCATGATATCCACGGTTGCCGTTGTGCCGCTCCATGAAGCTGTACCGCCCTTGATCCAATCATAATAGTGTTGTGCTTGCGGGGACGCTAAGACATCCAACGCGCCACCAGTCCACGTCCCTGTAAACGAACTGATGGCCCGGCTAAAAGTTCCCGATCCGCTATGATCTCCGTTTAGGCTTGTCCATGCGAGCGTGTAATCATTTGAACCGGCAGGCGGCTGAGTAAGCGAGATAGCCGTAATGGGGTCAAGGACGGATTCGCCTATCTTGTAACCAGAATCAGCGATTACATATTGTTCCGCATGTACATTGCTACCTTCCGCAAGGAATCCCGCTTCGCTTGTAATCAACCCAAGAGAAAGCGTAGACTGGGCAAGCGTAAGTTCCTTGTTCATGATAATGCCGTTTGAAGTTGTAACGCTCATCACATCTGAAACCGTTATGCCGCTTGTTGTGGTATCTCCGTTGAGCGTGATCCTGTTCGCTTTGATGTTCACAGAACTGCCGTTCAAGTCATCTGCAATAGCCTGTATCTTGATATATGCTTCAGACCCTTCACCTTCGACCACAAGATCAATCCGGCCCTTTTGAACGTTGATGCCGCTATACAGGCTGTTATAACCCTGTTCAAGCGAGAAGATTTTCACGCCGCCCTCGGCGGTCATGTCGATACCGCTCTGCCACATCTGCAAGATACCTGATCCCTCGGTGGCCTCGATGGTCTTTGTCAGGATCATGCTCCAGCCTTCAAGCGGTTCTTTTACGCCCTTGCCCGCGCCGCCGCCGCCCATGCCGCTTGCGACCTTCTTCATGATGTTGAGGCCGCCGGTGATCGGTTCGATCACGTTGGACAGGCTGTAGCGGATGTTCTCCGGCTCCTCCCGTGCGTTGGGCCATGAGAGTTTCACGACACGTTCCGCCAACGGCGCGGGGAGGCCGGGGAGATGGGCGCGGCACAGGCTGCCGAGTCTGATCCGATCGAAGGCATCCCCGGTGAGACTGTGCAGATCCACGCCGGTGATCTGGATGCTGGCGGTTGGGTTCGCGTGCTGCTCCATCAGCGCCGCCGCATACTCGGCCAGCGTCATCCCATCCGGGATGTCCGTCCATTTGATGTCCGTGCATTTCTCCCGGATGCCATAGGCCGCTTGGCTTGTGGTGTTCTCGTAGACGGACAGCGTGGAGTTCCCCTGTGCTGGCGTATAGGTGGCATACAGTCGATTGCACAGCTCGTCATCGGTGACGCTGATCTGGGCGCTGGAGATGTTGCGCGGGATTCGCGCCTCCGCGTCCACCGTGACCGGCATCCTGCGCAGGTGCAGCGTCCAAGGCGTGGTCGTGTAATCCGCAACCCACCAATAGCCATTCCGCGCCTTGCGGACGTTCTCCAGCATCGTCCACAGACTCTGATAGTTCGGGCGCAGTTTGACAGAGACGTTCAGTTCGCAGTCGCCAGCCTGCCAAAGCGCGGTCTTTTGTCGGCCAAGAATATCATTCATCCACGCGGCAGCCGCTTTCGACACATCGCCGTCCGCGCTCTGCTCATACACATTGTCACTCAGCGTATCCATTGCGCCCATCAGCTGGAGGATGGCGTTTTGCCCGATGCTGTGGCTGTAGGAGACAACGCGAAAGATGCCCGCCGATCCGTAGGCCGTGAACAGCTCCAGCAGGTCGTGGATTGCTGGCAATGCGTCCTTCGTGGGCAGCGTGATTGTAGCCTTCGAAACCGCGTCCGTTGTCAGATCCACCGCGATTCCCGCATCATCCAGCCGCCCGCGCTCGGTCAGATCGGCGTTAAGCCATCTGGCCTTCGGTACATACGTCACACCCAGCACCCCCTCGCCCTAAACACGCTGTCGCAGGCAGTATCATATTCGAACGTAATTGTCCGCACGCCGGGCGTCAGGCGCAGGTCGTCCGACCCGCTCCTGTACTGCAGCAGCCCGGCGCCGCCCGCCTGTATGGTCAGCGTGTGCGCGTTGTCATAGGCGATCTCCAACGCCGTTCCGGCGGGAATGTTCAGCCCTTCAAGGTCGATGCTGTCCCCGCCGTCCACGGACAGGGAAACGCTCGTCAGCGCTCCGCCGGTCGGCGTGATGGATGCTTCCAGCGCGGTTGCTATCGTGCCTCCCACGCTGATCCTTGCCGTGCCGTTGGCGCCGCTCTGGCTGGCCTTCGCGGGGATCTTGTCCATCCAGTATGGCCAAGCATACGCCGTCAGCGTCAAAGACAGGTCTGCGTTCCACTCGCGCAGCTTGCCGATGCCGGGCAGGGCTGAAATATCCACGTTAAGCGTCTGGTTCAGGTGGTCTGACAGCTCCAGCACGCCGCCGCCAGCCGCCCACGCGGAGACGGCCTGCAAGGCGTCCATTCGCGCCGCGTAATCGAAGCGCTCCCGGATCGCAAAGATCAGATTGACCTCCCGGCGCTCAATGGTGTTGGAGGTCAGGAAGGTACCGCCGTTGGGCCTCGCCAGCGTCTTGGTGGCGAACCTTGGCGGCGGTTCTTCGATGTGCTGCAAAAGGATCGCCGGGTGGGCCGCCTTCAGCGATACCCCGTTCAGCCATGCGTCCTGATATCGTTTCATACTCTCACCTCTTTACGCGAAGCGGCGGCTGGTGACCTGCTCCGCCATCAGCGCCTCAATGGTCGGGAGCATCAGGCGTCCGGCATCCTCGCCGTTGATCTGCACCCGCGCCTGAGACAGCGCGTTCAGGATCAGCTGCGCCATATCGCCGCCGTTGCTGACCGCCGCCGGAGCGGGGGAGGGCATCGGCGCGGCCTGCATGACAAGCGCCTCGTTCGTCATTCTTGCGAAGGCGGCGTCAATGCCGTCCATGCTGTTCTCGATGCCGGAGACAAAGCCGAGGCCGTAATACTCGCCAAGCTCCTCCGCCACGCCGGACGGGGAATGGATGTCCAACGCGTTCCTTGTCGCCGCCTCGATCTGGGAGGCCAGCCAACGCGCCGCGCTGATCGCATAGCTGGATTGGGCATAGATGCCGTTGCCAAGTCCAATGGAAACATTCTCGCCGATGCTCTTAAACACAAGGGACGGGGAATTGACTTTCAAGCGCTGTTTCGCGCCCGTCTCCACCGCGTCCGCCAGTCCCTCGGCGGATTCCTTGGCCGTCTCCTGTCCGGCATCCAGCGCCCCCGTCAGGCCGTCCACGGCGCCCTTCCCCGCATCGGTTCCGGCGGCTTGCATCTGTTCAAGGCTCCCCATGAGCTGGCTTGTGATGCTCTGGAGGAGTGAGTACTCCTCCTGTCCGCTCAAACCTTCCCCGGCACCGCTCAGTCCCTCCATGAACCGGGTAAGCTGGTCCTGCGTGTTCTGGTCAAGTACATCAGAAAAATTGAGCTGGTATGCCTCCCGCAGCGCCTCGTGTACCTTGGCCGGGTCGGACAGCACGTCCTGCCCGAAGATGTCCTTTTTATCGCCCACGCCGAGAGCCTGCGCCGCATGGGTGATCATCTGTACAAAGGCGTCTGCCTCCTCGCCGAGGCCCTGCGCCGCCGCTTCTGCGCGTGCAATGGTGGTTAGCGTATCCGTCTTCGCCTGCTCCCGGTTCTGCGCGTCCGCCATCATCGCCGGGGCCACCGCCGCAGCAGTCACCGCAATAGGCACCGCAGCGCTCAAAAGCCCAAACGGCCATCTGCTGCCCGCTGCGGCTGTGGCGACTTTGGCCGCCGTATCGCCAGCCTTTCCAGCCGCTTGTCCCGAACCGCCGCCGAGCTGCTGCATAATGCTCTTGACGGCGTTGACCGTCCCTGCGCCGAGGTTCTTCAGCCCGCCAAGCGCGGTGATCAGGGAGATTACGGAGCTGCTGATTTTCAGCCCGACATATCCGCCAATGGCGGCCTTGATCCCGTTCAGCACGATTTCCGGGTGTGTGGACGTCCATGTCAACGCATCGCCGATCTTCGTCAACACGCCCGCTGCCGATTCCGCCAGCGCGGTAAAATCCACGTCCTTGGTCAGCGCCTCCACCACGGAGGTAATGGCTTCGCCCAGGGATTCAAGGGCTTTTTGCCCTTCCTCGGTGTTCGCCCACTCCGTGATCTTGTCCGTGATTGTGGTGATGGCGTCGGCAACGGTTTTCATGGCGGGCGCAAGTTCTGCGGAAAGCGTGTTCCGCATGGATTGCGCAGATGTTTCCATGCGCTGGATTGCGTCATCAAAGCCGCCCAGCGAATCTAATTGATCTTCACTCAGAACATACCCGGCATCCTGCGCTTCTTTTGCGTACTTCTGCCACTCCTCGCGCCCAGCCTTGATTAGCGGCATCAGTTTTGCAAACCCGTTTCGCCCGAAGATGTCCTGCGCCCGCGCCGCCTGTTCGTTGCCGTCCGTGATGTTATGAAGGGCTTCGATTGTGTCCCAGAAAATATCTTGTGCGCCGCGAAGCTTTCCCGTTACCTCGTCCGTTGTTTTGACAAGCGGGTTGAACATCAGCAAATCGGATTCTTTGCCGCTTGTTGTTCGGTCAAGTATCCGGTTAATGCCGTCAATAATTGTATCAGAATCCGTGTCAACGATCTTCGCGGCATAGTCCCACGCTTGCAAGGTCTGTCTGTCAACACCGACAGCGGACGCGGCATTGGCGCGGGTGGTCAGATCGTCAGCCCAATGCGCAGAATCCGACACCATGTTCCAGACGCTTTTACCAACGTTCAGAATGGCTTTCGCCGCGTTCTTTGCGGTGTCCGTGACATTCCCGATGGCGGTATCAATTGCAAGAAAGTCAATGCCCGTCATCTTTTGCTTGGCATCTTCTGCGCTGTCTGCCATGTCAGAAAATGCCTTGCCATTCTTGTCCAACCCCTGCGCGTTATTGTTTAACTCGTTTTGCAGAGCTGTTAGCGTGGTCTGCGCCTTCGTTAATTCGGTCTGCCATTTCTCCGTCTGGGTGCTGGCCTCGCCGTATTTCTCGGATGAATCCTTGACAGCCTGCGCAAGGGCTTTAACGATCTTCTCCTGTTGGTCAATCTGCGCATTTAGGGTTTTGCTTCGTTCGGAAACCAGCTTCATCTGGTCTCCGTCACGCTTGAATTCCTCTTGTGATAACTTTAGGTTTTCGCCAAGGTTTTTCACAGATCGGGCGGCGGCTTTTATGTCTTTCTCAAACTTGCTTTCGCCGTCAACCTTTAGCGTTGTTTTGATGTCGGCCATGCGCCGCCCCCCTGTCATTTATAAGAAAAGGTCTTTCTGAAATCGTCCTCAATATCCTGTGGATCTGTGAATATCCTGTCATACATCCCGGACATAAGCTGTCTTGTAGCGATCATGTCCTCAATCATGCTTTTCGGCATACACATTGCGACAGGATACCCCAGCCCAAGGTTTAGGGCTTCTGCTAAGATCATTTCACCGGTTATGCGCCCAAGTCCCCGGCCTTTGCTTTTTTTGCGGGCTTCGCCTGTACTTTACGCTCACCCACAGACACTTCCATCATAGCGGGAATTAACCCGGCCATCTCGTCCGCGTCCAGCATATATTGCAATTCGCTTTCTTTGGGCGGTTGGTTCGCTTCGTGTCCGTTCTGCTTCTCCCACTCATAGCCAGCCTTCAACATCTCCGCAAGCATCGCCACGAACAGAACCGTGGACGGCTTGTTTTTCACATCGTCAAAACTCATGCCCCGCGCCTCCAGCGCAAGATCTACGCTGATAGCCCGGTTGATGGTGTAGTCCTTCCCGCAGATGCTGACCGTTTTTGTTCTCATGTTTTACACTCCTTCAGAATCGTAAAAAAGCCCTCCCCTTGCGGGGAGGGTTGCCGCTTTTAGATGCCAAGCGCGGTACTCATCCCGGCAATCGCGGCGGCTTCGGTATCGAAATCCTGCCAGAACTGCCACTTGGACGGGGTCGCATCGTCGCGCAGAATCTGCGCCTCCAGTTCGGGTGTCTGGAAGGTCACGGTCTCGCCCTGCGTGTCCACGGTATAATCCGGTACCATGAACTGCACCTTGTACAGGACGATCAACCGCCACTTAATCACG